GTGGTGCCGCCAATCTTAATTGGCAACGTAGTGCTCGCTTCTACAGCACCGTCACTCAAGCCTCGTAACGGTATCCACGCATTGTTTCCAGAATTGCGAATCTTGAGCTGGTTTGCCGTAGTGTCAGCCCAAAACTGATACTCATATTTTTTAACCATAGCAGTATCAGTCGTACCGCTATGGTTTGTAAACAATGCGTGAAACCTTGCATTGATTTCTGAGCGTACTGCTGCGCCCGTGCCATTACTAACTTTCCTATTAGACGCCTGAGCCATTCCTAGGGTTGCTTTGCACCGTATCCTACTGCAGTATACCTAAATCGCCTAGTGATCAACGTAGTGCCGCTCGCGCCGCCTTTGAAGGTTACTGTAAACCCTGTTGACGTTGGCTCGGTAAGCACAAAGTAATCATTTGGCTGCATGTCATAAGCAATAATTCCTACAGACACATCTGTATTGGCGTCTGTATAGAACGGATATTCAAAATCTTCACTTTTTGTTCCGTAACCCGACTCAATAACTTTTTCACTGGCTTCTGTCCGCCGCTCAAATTTGACATCAATTGCCAGTCCTTCAACAGACGGCGACTGGTCAACATGATCAGTAGTTAGCACTGCCTTGAATTGGAAGTAACGGCCAGTAAAGCTAGTGTTTTCCAAAGGCACCCAAGGACCATAGTTTAAGTTTGAATCGTTCAAGAAATTATCTTCTGTTTCAAGTTGTAAAGAGCTACCATCTTCCGTGTCAACAAAATCATCTGTCGGGTCTAACGCGCTTGTAGCAGTACGCAAATAGATTTGAACATTAACGTCGTCAGCAATTTCACCGTCAAAGTCAGACCAAGTGTCAATTAAGTCAAGCCGATCATCAAACGTGTTCGTCCTGTATATGCCAACGCTATCCAGCGTACGCTTGAATAAAGGGCTATACTTTGCACCAAAATCAAAACCCATCGCAAAATAATATGTGCCGCTAGTGCGTTGCGTTCCAAAAATAGAATCAATGTTTGCAGTCAATCCATCAAGGTCAGAAACTTCATCATCAAACGACGCATCACCGTCAAGCACCAAACCATCAAACCCGTCGTCATAATACACACCGTCTTTAATGCCAGGGAAACCGCTAATCGCCGCTTGAATAGATTCATAGTTAAACAGCGGCAACTGATCCGGCAGGTCAATAACAGCACTGGCGGCTTTCAAACTTCTAACACCTTGATTGTTCTCAAACTTGACAAAATACTCGCCTTCCAGCATCGGCAACGAAGCATATGTAGTTCTTGCCTCTACCTTCCTAAGCAGGTTTGATTTGTACCAAACGCCAGTACCGTCTGTTTTGCCAGAATGTCGTATAACCGCAACAAATTCATCAAGGTTTTCACCGTTTGCAGTAGGCGACCAACGCACAATAACTTGATCTTTTCCTGCTGGCTCTAGCGTCACCTCTTCTGGATCAGGCGGGCGATTTTGTACTGTGCCGCCGTCAATAACATCAGAAACATTGTTTGGCACTGCAACAGCACTAGCCTTTGCAGCTTTTGAACGCTTGTTGCCTGGCTCAGGTCCAATCGCAATGACTCTAACGAATACCTTTTGGTTTGCTAGTACGCTTTCATCAACATCTATGTTGGTATTTGTGGTTGAAATCTGTCTAAAGTTGCCAGAGTTTGTGATTTTATATTCAACAAGAAACTTGACTGCCCGTGAATCCGTACCACGCGACCAAGAAATGTTAATCCTTCTAAATCTATTGCGATTTCTTGTGACATCAAAAAAGCGAATTTGTAGATTTGTAGGTTCGCTGGGCGCTTCATCAAATAGAGTCGTGTCAGCAAAATCTAGGCTTGAATCTTTGCCTTCAACAACATCATAGATATTGTCAACGTGTTTAACGCCGACAATAGAGTACACGCCGTCCTCTCCTTCTGCAACAGATAAACACCTAAATTTTTGATTAGCAACACTTGTGTCTGTAATCGTCCAAACTGCATTATCTGCTGGTGGCTCATCAAATCTTGGGCTAACAGTTATAGTTGATGTTCCATCAAGCGTTGCTGCTCTAACCTGCACGCGACCGTCAGGTAAGACAACAGTCAGTTGATCGTTGCTGCCAGGTAAAGGCGAAACATTTTGATCTGCAATAATTTTTCTTTTTGTCGCACCAACAACTCGTCCGGCCAGTCTTGAGCCTTGACGCATTGCGTCGGACACCGCAAATATCTGACCAGGCAAAACGTTTAAACCTTCTAAACCAACAGAAAACGTAATCGTTTCACCGTCAAGCTCTTCTGATGTCATAACCCATCGCGCCATCCGTTGCGCTTGTGTTTTTGACGTACAGCCAAACGCTACAATTTCGCGTGTCTGCAATCCATACTTGCTAATCGCTGCTTTGTCTTCAACAATAATATAATTTGGTTTGTAAAAATTATCCGGATCATTGTATCTCGCCACAACTCTTGTGCTGCGTGTTTTTAGCGACGAACCGCTATAGACAAAGCTGCCTTCAACTACGTTTGAGTTAGTAAAGACATGAATCGGATCAATGTCGCTGCCATCTAGGTTGCCGTGATCTGCTGCAAGCTGAACGGTGTCCGATTTCCAAAACACCATCCCACGGAATACGCTGGCAAGATCCTGAATAACGCTATATGCGTCAGCTTGATTGCCGATAACAGTGTTAATTGCAAATCTTGGTTCCTTGCGACCGTCAGGAGTGTCAATCAACTCGTTGGCATATTTTGCTATTGGTATCAAATCAATCCAACTTATATCGTTTACATTGATAAAATCACCAGCGCCATAACGCTTGTTGATCAACATATCGTAAAAGCAACAAACTGGGCATGTTGTCCATTGCGCCCTTGGATGCAACCTCCCGTCAAACGGCAGACTTGAAAACTGCAAATATCCATCTTTGTGCGGAGTTGCATTAGATGGAATCGCTACTTTGCGACCTTTGACATCGTACGCACGCGACGGCAGTGACTGGAACTGTTCGGAATCAAGAGATAAAGCAGCACAAGCTGTACCTGCGTAACTAACTTTAACGTCTTTATAAATTAAAATTTGACTCCATTCAAGCACATCACCACGGCCCTGTTGCAAAGGTGTTGTTTTTTTAGGTAAATCTTGCAAGTCGCTTTTTTTTATTTCAAAAGCATCTTCAGGTGTATCAAACTTTAACTTGCTAACTTTTATGTTCCAAGGGCCAGTGACGCCTGGGAAAAATCCTTTGAGAAGATTAATTTTTGGTGTTTTAAATTGGTAGCCAGAAGTTGATATGCCTTCAATTTCTTTTGCAAAGCGCGTCACATAGCTGCCGCCAGAATTTTGTATTTCAACTTGCATTTTGATTCGCGCAGGAAATAACTGCCCGCGAGCCAAACCTTCAACAGCAGTTGAATAAAGTCTTGGTACGGTAAGGATTAGCTCAATAGAATCAGCTTCTAAATCAGTAATTGTTTGTATGACACTGCCAGCTCCATAGTCTCTATCAGTAACTTCATCGTTTGCATTTAAGGTTTCAGAATAGTTTTCACCAACTTGCAACCCAACCACTTGCGGGACAACAACGCTGCCTTCGCTTTCAAGTCTTTTTTGATTAAGAAAACCTCTTGTTTGTTCAAAGTCTGCTTTTTGAACTTCTTTGTCAGGTGCAGGTGTTTCGTTTAAAAATACACCTTTGCGGCCTTGTATGCCTTCAATCGGGCCCTCGCAGATCAGGTCAATAACTTTGATTGTCGTCTTGGAATTTAATGACATAATGCTTAAAACAAATCGTAGCCGTAGCCAATTAACTTAAAGGTTACAGCGTCATTGACGCTTGCGTCTGTTATTTCGAATTCTAGCTTTATGTCTGTTGCGTCTTTGGATTCCGGCACTTCAAGGCGATGACCGTAGATAAAAGGATTTCTTGCACTTGATTTAAACTTGCCTTGCAGCGTGGCACTTGCGCTTGCGACGACTGGATTCCCAATGCCTCCTAATTTCAATGTAATTACATAAGAAATAAACGCATCAATAATTGTTGTCGTCTCGTCTCCGACATAATCATAAAAGCTTTTTGTAAGTTCAAACACTACATCAACTTTTTCTCGCCCGGTTTTTTTGTATTTCAAGGCATCTGTTTCAAAAAGCAAATTAGGTGAATTGTCCTGAACCAGCTCGTTCATGTTTGGACCAAATACGTTGCCAACGTTAACTCGTTTGTCTGTATCAGTACCAAAATTTGTAGGAAACGAAATAGGGATCCTTCTAGTGTCAAGATCGCCTGCAGGTTCAATGCTGTTACTAATTTTTTCATTGTTAATCGTAACCAGCGATCGGTCAAAAGGGCCTAGCCTTTTACGCAATGGATCAGACTCATCACTAACATCAATGTTCAGCGAAAGTAGATGGCCGCCAGTAATGACACGACCATAGATTACAGGAATTGTTGCGCCCGTACCTACGGTGTTGACAGGTCCGCCAAAAGCATAGGACTGTTCTCCTGATGCGCCGCGTGTAATGCCTTGCGGGCCAGTACCACGCACATTTGTGCCACCATCCAAACGATTCCTGCCAAGACGTGGGATTTCTGGTTGCGGTGATATGAGGTTTGCAGTACCAGAAAGAATCAAACCAGCACCAATCGCGCCAGCAGCAGTGCCAGCAACAGATAGCGCACCTGCAGACGCAAGAGTTCCTGCTCCAGCTAAAAAGCTAGTGCCAAAAAGACCAGCTCCTGGAATCAAAAACGACGCTGCGACCAAGCCCACGCCAATCAAAATCTGGCTTGTACTGCCGCCGCTACCACTAATCACAGGCACAACCATCAGCGGCCTGCTGCCAAACGGTAGTTGCAGCTCGCCATAGCCCATCGCTGCACCGCCTTGGATCACCTTGTATCCAATGCCATTATGGTGCGCTTCAACTAGATCTTTTTGCAGTGCCGGATAGTTGATGCACAGCAGCTTGATCGCTTCTGCTGGTGTGCGGAGGTTGTAATACTTGTGTTCTGTGCCGTATTTCTCCCCTAGCTCACCGCCGAGCATGACCAGTTGCATGGCGATAAACGGCATATACCCTGTAATGATAATACCGCGTTAGCGGTTCAATGGTACTGACGCTGTTCATCCGTTGATGCAAGATGCGGTCGTCTTTTAGGTAAATTGCTGCGTGCATCGGTGTTCTAGTGTTAAGACGCATGATTAGTACGTCACCTTCCCTGCGATCGTTAAACTCAACCTGTTCAAAACCAAGCGCCTCAGCATGACGCAGAAAAATGCTGTCAGTGCGTTGCAAATCATCAGGCCGGTCAAAATCAGGTAAATCAACGCCTTGCAGCTCAAAGTAGTCACGCACCAACGTGTAGCAATCTTGTTTGCCGTATTGCCAAAACTTACCGATCAAGGGCTGATAGTTAACCATTGCTTATCTGGTACAGAGTACACATACCAAGGCATCTTACTTTGACTGCACGCTTTACGGTCGTAATCACTGACCGGCGTTCCTTGTGGGTGTGAATGCACAACGGCTTCAATCGCTCCTGCCATCATCGCCCTGCCGTAATCAACTGGGCTGATCACAAATGTGTTTTCTGGGTCGTCAGCGATATTGCGACACGGGAAATAACTGCTGTTTACAACCAAGCCTGCTGATTCTTTTGGATATTGCTGCTCGGCATGACGGGCTGCTTCACGCTTGAAGTCTTGCACCTGGGAAGCCTCCAAAAGGTAAAGCGTTACTTCTACTTGATTTTCCTTTTGGGAATCTTAACTTACAGCTTGACAATCTTTTGCCGCAAACATCCTGATCAGCACTGCTAACCCTTTGATCGTTGATGTCAAAGTATTGATCACCTCTGTAAGGACATTCACGTTTTCTGTATTCCCACTGGCAAAATTCAGTAACAGTCCGACGCGGTAGCTGCAAGTTTGTAAGGTCTAGCTTTGCTGTAAGTTCAAACTCAACAAACTGTAGATTTTCGCTTGCAACGCGGTCAATGTACCATGTTTCAACCATTTTTGCGTCAGGATCGGCTGTAGGATTTGGCTTTTGCGATATTAGCGGATCACCTTGCTGAGTAGCAAATGGGGCTATTGGGCCAACGAAAGGGCTTACAGTTGAGCCTTCTTCGGGGAAAAACGAAGAATTGCCTGTAAAGTTTTCATCATCTAAAAATTTGGCAAATGTACGAATACGCCTAACCCTTGCTCCTAATGGGTTATATTGTGCCAGCAATGAACTGATCGCACCATTTACATTGGCAACCCTTAGCGTAGGACGTGGCAGCGTGCCCTTGCCAGTGAATTCAAAACCATCAATTTCTACAGGCGCTGCAGGATATGTCTTGCCATCAAATATAATGTCAGAAATTAAACCGTTCTTGCCAGCGTGATAACGCAACGTATCATCAACGCCATTCCTTTCCAAAGTAAGTTTGATGTCAAATAAATCAATAATTGCAGTTGGCGCTAACGCTTGCAGTTGTTCTGCTAATGGCTCAAACGCTTCCCATGTAACTTCGTTGTCAACAACAGTAGACGTGATTTGACGCGGAAATACTGGCTCAGTTGATCCAGAG